AAAGTCATTAGAAAAAACTATGTCCTGAAACATGCACTTAAAAGAATAAGTATATATAACAAAGAGAATTTTGAATATGAAATAAAAGAATTTAAATTATGAGGTAATATGCTTTCTTTTAATACTTTTCGTGAAATCAAGAAAAAGAACAGAGTTTATAATTATTCTAATTTACAATTTAATTTAAAACCAAATAAATTTACTTCTATAGCAATTTCAGAACTTCATAAAAGAATTGATTCTGATGATTTATATATTTCGGAAAATGTTTCTGGAATAGAAATAAATCCACATATTACTATTCGATATGGGTTAGATACAGATGATGTTAACGATGTTTTACCAATTTTTAAAAATTTTGGTGATGTTTGGGTAAAGTTTAAAAAATTAAATGCTTTTAAAAACGAAAGATTTGATGTTTTACATATTGAAATTGAAAGCGAAAGATTAATGGAATTAAATAAAAAAGTTGCTGATTTTGTTAATTTACCCGGAGAAACTTTTAAAAATTATAATCCACATTGCACAATAGCGTATTTAAAAAAAAATAGAAGTAGTAAATATATAGGGAAATTTGATTATTTTTTTGAAAATATTGAAGAAAGATTTGAAAAAGCATTATTGACTAATAGATATAACGAAACAATTGAAATTGATTTAGCATGAGAAAAAAACCAAAATATAAACAAGGGTTTTTTAAACCAGTTCATCCAGAAAAATATAAAGGAAATATTGATCAGATAATTTTTCGTTCTGGTTTAGAACTAAAATTTTTTAATTATATGGATTTGAATCCAAATATTTTACAATGGTCTTCAGAAGAAATTTTTGTTGTTTATTGTAATCCATATGATAATAAACTCCATAGATATTTTATAGATTTATGGATTAAAACTAAGGATCATGAAGTTTTAGTTGAAATTAAACCGTATAGCTTAACAATTGAACCAAAGAAACCCAAAAAAATTACTAAATCATTTTTACAAAGAGTTTATAATTATAATTTATATCATACGAAAAAGAAATATGCTGAAATTTATGCAAAAAAACATAATATGATATTTAAAGTTTTTACTGAAAAAGACCTTTAATTAAAGGGTTGATTAAATGGCTAAACGATTACCAAAAGATGTTGAAGTTTATATGAGAGATATTTTCACTAAGAAAGATCATGAAAATATTTTTCGATTTAAAGCTGGTTCAAGAATAATGAAACTTGGTTATCCGGTAATGTTTAGATATTCAGCAAAACATAAAGCTACGTTGCCTTATTGGGATCAATTGCCGATGAGCATAGTTTTACATAGATATTCTGATGGATTTTTAGGTATAAATCTGCATTATGTACCATGGACACATAGAATTAGCCTTGGTCAACGATTAGTAAGAGCAACAAAAAATAAAAATCGTATAAATTATGGAAAAATCCGAAAGGCATGGTTAGATTTAAAACTTCCTGTTGCATTAGCAAATCTTTGCTTAAAACGATATTTATATTCACATGTTCAATCTGAAATGGTTCAGTTTAATTATGAAACCTATGAAAAAGTATTAAAAAACATTCCACCAAGTTTCCAGAAAAAATCTCACGAAACAGTAGTTCGTTTAACAATGGCTCAATACTACAAACATCGTAAGTTAATGAAAGGCCAGAAGAAAGAAAAATGGACTAACGTTAAAAAGAAATAAATTTCCAAGTTTTTAAAACAGTAAATACATCAAAGATAACTTTTTAAATTTTTTAAAGGTGAAAAATGTCTATTTTTGATGTGTTTAGAGTTGGTAAAAAAAAATTAAAATCCGAAAAACCAAATAAAGAAAAAGATTCTAATGATATTTTAAAAGATATTACAGAACCGGATTCAACAGATATTTCTGATTACTTAGGAAGTATTGTAAATTTTGGTTTAAATCTTTTACCACAGGAAAGAACGTTAAAAGAAAAAATAATTGCTTATCGCAGAGTTGCTTTTACTCCACAGGTTGATGAAGCACTTGATGAAATTATTAATACTGCTGTTGTTCGAAATGATGGTAAAGTTTTAAAATTATCGTTAGATGATTTAGATTTTAAAGATAATGTTAAAGATAAAATTCATGAAGAATTTGAAACAATTTTAAATCTTTTGAATTTTAATAACAAAGCATCTTTTTTATTTAAGCAATGGTATATTGATGGTAGACAATTCATATTTTCTGTTCCTCATAAAAATCCTTCAGATGGTATTAAAACCATTAAACAACTTCGTAGTGAAGATACCCATAGAATTAAAAAAGATGGAAATTATTATTTTAAATATAATTTTAAATTAGATAATTTTAGGAAATATCATTTTACACAAGAAAAAGATTCAGTTTTTATTCCTGAAGATTATGTTTCATATTCATATTCCGGTATTCTTGATCCTGAACATAAATATTTTGCTTCATATATTGAAAAAGCAATAAAACCTTATAATCAATTAAATTTACTTGAAGATGCTGCAATTGTTTATCGCTTAACTCGCGCACCTGAAAAAAGAGCCTTTTATATCCATACGAAAAAAATTCCTAAGAAACGAAGTGAAGATTATATTCGTAAAATGATAGATAGATTTCGCTCAAAGCTTACATATGATGTTGTAAGTGGAAAAGTTTCAAAGAAAAATGCTGCAATGGCAATAAATGAGGATTTCTATCTTCCTGTTGATGCTGATGGAAATGGACATAAAGTAGAAAATATTAATGGTGGTATGCAATTAGGTGAAATTACTGATATTTTATACTTTAGAAAAAAACTTTACAAATGTCTAAATGTCCCACTTAATCGGCTTGACGATGAATCCCAACAGTTATCGTTTGGACGAAATTACGAATTAACAATGGAAGAATTGAAGTTTAATAAATTTATAAAGACGTTACGAAATGCTTATCAAGAAATTTTATGTGATTTACTGATTAAACAACTTATTTATAAAAAAATATTATTAAATGAAGATGAAAAAGAAGAATTAAAGAATAATTTCAAGTGTATATGGTCAAGTGATGTTTATATTGAGCAAATAAAGAAAATTGAAAATTTACAAATGCAAATTGAACTCGCTGATTCAATTCAACCATATATTGGTAAATACTTTTCTCATGAATTTATTAGGTCTGTGATTTTTAATCAATCAGATGATGAACAAAAAGAAATTGATAAAAAAATTAAGGAAGAAAAAAAGAATAAACAATATCAATCAGATAGTGATGAAGAAAATTATTAATTTTTTATAACCAGTAAATAAATAAAAAGGAGTTCAAAAATGGATAAACTTATAAATTACGTTTCAAAAAAAGATTCAACAAGTTTTGTTAAAAGAATGAAAGAAAAATTAGATGAAAGAACTAAAAAAGCTATTGACGATTTAAAATCATCAACATTTTCGTCATTAAACGAAAGCGATAAAAAAGATGATGAAGATTCAGAAGATGAAGATGATTCTGATGATGAAGATAGTAGTTTTCATGAAGGTAAAAAAGAAGTGTATCAATGTATAAAATCATTTAGGCACGAAAATCATCAAATAAAAAAAGGTATTGTTTTTGAAGGATCATTGTCTTTAAAGATGATTTTCGTGTCTGAAAAAAATGTCATTGAATATGGTTCTTCTTCTGAATTTTTAGAATATTGGAAAAGGAAATAATCATGGGTATGCAATTTTTTGTAGAAGAAAATTTTCAATGTAATGTTACACCCATTCTTGAAGAAAATTCTGAAACAAAATCTAAAAAACTATATTTACAATCTAATCCAACACTTGTTGCTGAACAGATAAACGGAAATAAAAATTTTTATTACTTCGATGCAATGAAAAAGGGTGTTGATAAATATAGAGAAGAATTTTTAAAAAGTGGTAGAGCTATTGGTCAATTAGATCATCCAACTAAAGACATGGGAGTTTGTAAATTAAAAGATGCTTCACATCGTTTTACTGAAATAACAGAAGATTCTGTTAATAAAACTTTCAATACAAAAGCTTTAATCTTTGAATCTGAAGATGGTTTAAAAATCAAAAATTTTATTGAAAATGGTCTTCAAATTGGTATTTCGTCAAGGGGTTATGGAAAATCGCAACGAAAAAAAGACATAAATTACATAGGTGAAATTGAATATGTAACAGTTGGTGATTTTGTATGGAATCCTTCAGCTCCCGGTGCTTTTTCTCATGCGATTAGTGAAAATCAAGAATGGATATTTGAAAACGGTTTATATGTTGGAAAAGACTTAAATCAAAAAATTGATATCTATAAAGAAGCATTAAATAAATCATCTACAAAGGATAGATCAAGCATAAATAAATCAATTTTTATGGATCATATAAGAGATATTAAACTATCTTTTATAAAACCATCAATAAAATTTTAATTTTTTTCAAAAAAAGTGTTTTTTAAAACAGTATATATATATGAAAATATTAAAAATCTAAGGAGACAATAAAAAATGACTTTAGAACAAATCTTAAAAAAAATGTTTAAGGAAAATTTGACAGAGAAAGACACGGAAGAAATTAAAGTTCTTTTTGAGTCTTCTGTTAATGAAGCAGTTAAAAAACAAACTGAAGAAAAAACAAAAGAATTGGAAGAATCAAAAACTCTTGAAATCGAAAATGTAAGGAAAGAATTTCAATCTTTACTGGATGTTTACTGTGACGAAGTTGTTAAAGAATTTGTGAACGAAAATGCTGTTGCAATTGAAAGTAATACAAAAATTGAAATGGCTGAATTGTTAATTGAATCTTTATCAAATAGTTTTCAGAAATATAACTATCCGGTTGAAAAGGAAACTGTTGATTCGATTAAAACTCTTGAATCTAAGGTTAGTAATTTAGAGAAAAAGAATAACGAATTGATCAACGAAAAAGTTGAAAAAGAGAGAGA